CGTGGTACAGAACGAGGTTTTGGTAATCTGCTGCCATTGGATATTGGCGGATACCTGAGTCAAGCCATGCAGTCCTAGCCATAGTACCGTAATACCAGACACGATCCAAATAGTTGTAGATGACATATTTATCCACTGTAGTTGAGTTACCAGAGCAATAAAACCACCAAACCTCGTTATACGCTTCATTAGACCCAGCAAATACTTGGTAAGCCTGATCTTTATTAATGTCGGCAAAGATGTATTGGCGCAGTGAGCAAGGTAGGGTTTCTACTCGTCCAGAGTACATATAGAACTTATCTGTACCCATCCAATACGTTACGTTATTAACCGTAATCATAGAGTTAGGAGACATAACAGATATGTTATCCATCAGGATGTTAAAGCCCCAAACATAAGGAGGCCCTAGATACTGCATGGAGTACAGGGCAGAATCAGTCCAAACCAAGATTTCTTGGCGGGTTGCTCTAGCCTGCATAATGAACGAACCATTGGATAAACGGAACTCACCAGCTTGGTTTGTTACTGCAGGTACCCAGTCATATGGGTTTTCTTGGTCTGACCAACGTACAAGCATAGGATCAAACGGCGTTTCAGAATCGCCAGGGTCGTAAGAATTAGCACCCATACAGAAAATAAAACGTTGAATAGCCGAGGATAGAACTTGGTTTGTTGTATTTGGTACAAACTGTCCTAGATACCCAGCAGAGGTAGATTGTGTTGCTAAAGACTGTGCTCTAGTAGTTAAACCCCCAGCAGCACCGCTTGGGTAGGTTTCTCCAGCTGGTATCCAGTAATAAGGAGCGCCACCACGAGGGGCTATAAACAACTGCTCACCATAGTTGTCGTTAGACCAAAGACGTAATTGTTGTCCAATACCAGAGGTATATCCTGAGCCCCAACCACCTGAACCCCAAGGAGGAGCACCCCAACCAGTTCCTACAATATAAAGGTCAAGACCAATAGGTACTTCCCAAGATGCAGTTACCGCAGCACCACCTTTAGCTGTATCGCCTGCGCTGGCTAATACGGGTAAACCCGTAGTTGGACTTTTAGCTTGAATAGTAAACGTAGTTGGTGAGGGTACTGTAGCTACTACATATTCTTGGTTTAAAACAGCAGCGGTAATATTTCCACCAAGAGAAGCACACCCAGAAAACACCACATAGTCTCCTACTTGAGGGTTATATGTAGCGTCTGTAACAGTAAGAGTAGCCGACCCAGTAGAAGCCGTAAAAGGCCCTGGAGCTGCCCCTAAAGCAGTTTGTACAGTTGAGTAGGGGGTAACGTCGTAATAATCGCCACCCTGTTCTATATAGTACTTTTTACTTGTGCCAACACCAAGTAAGTTTGCATTTGCTAACGTAGTCCAGTTCCACAGCGAACGAGCAGTGCCTAGATACGTATTGTTAGAAAGGCGAGTCCAGCCCCCAATCTTCTCAGGAAAGCCAGAACGAAAACGAATCTTATCCCCGTCATACCAGCCACCCTCGTTGGAGTAGTCAGTACCCTCACGGTTAAGTCCGGGTCTAAATTGTAGTTTTTGTAACATGCGGGTTTACCCTAAGCGTAGGCACGTGTTCCTGATTTGTCAATGATAAGCGCTTGTCGGCGTGGTGTCATGTCTTTTGTGTTAGGAACTGAGATATGCGTCCATCTATCAAACTCACGAATCACTTGGTCATACCCAATCCCAGAAGCAATTACAGCCTTAACAACTTCATCTGGTGTCATGCCAGGCACACGAAGGTCAGCAGCACAAGCCATGCGATGTTGGCTGGAGTCTTTGCTACCAACGGCATCATTCACTTGTTTAGAACGAAAAGCCGAGTTAACCATGATTGGCTTACCACCCAGCACGGTTTTAACTTCTTCTAGGAATGCAGCTAAGCGTTCAAGGTTTGCTGTTTCTTGTGCATTGGGTGTGTTGTCAAACTCACGGTGATCCGTGTGGGTTAGTTCTTCAAGGGTAAAGTGTTCACTTAGGTTCATTTTTTTCCTTAGCTTTCATATCCATAATTTTCTCAAGGGTGCGACCGCCAAAATAGAATGACATAATCAACATGCCCCATTGACCTAGCAACTGCACGTATTCAGAGTTAACGTCAATTTTGGCAGCAGAAAGACCTGCAAAAATAAAATAACCAGCGAGGATTGCAATTAATGTCATGGGGCGAATGTTTTTCGATAGCCAACTATCTGAGCTCATATCTGCTTCTTGTCGTTTGGTCAGCTCTTGAGCTTCTGCTGTGTCTGCCTGTAGCTCTGCTAATCGGCCTTGCTGTTGGAGCTCTATTAATTTTGCTTGTGCCTCGGCTTTGGCGGCTGGATCGGGAATAACCTTATCAAGGATTTTCATCCCTACACCAATAATATCGTCAATACCAAACATTAGAATGCTCCTAAAATAAATTTAAGCCACAGCGTTACAATTAGCGCCGCAACAAAACAATAAAACTGCACCCGTCTAACTGCCTTTAAGTCATGTTGGAACTCTTCGTTGTCTTTGCGTTGCATATTTTCAATATCCAGCTTAATTTTTAACACTGCTTCCCACTCTTTAGCACCGTACTTTTTTACAAAATCAATCTTTAGTTTTGCCTCCTCATCGGAGATTTGTTTCTTGTGCTTCCAAGATTCAAGCGCTTTAACTAACGCCCGTTCTTTCTTTAATTCCGCTTCTCGTCTTGCTCTAATACGCTCATTAGCTTGTTTCTGTGCTACATCTAAGCCGTCTTTTTGTATACCTTCTATCTGTTTACTGATGGACTTAGCAGCTTCTCTGCTGCCGTCTAAGCCAGCACTAAGCCCTTTTACCCCCTCGGTAAGTCCTAATGGATCTGACATATCTCAATTTATTGCACCTTTTTAGTAACGAAGGTCTGCCTTACTTCTTCAAACTTAACTAGAAGCTCTGGTTCAATAACTGCTTCGTCAATCTTCTGACGCATTAATTTTGCATGATCCTCAAGCTCTTGTATATTGCCCTTATAGCTAAACCCCTTAGTAATACCTTTGGTATCGTAGAAGTCGCAGATAATGTGGTAACGATCATCTTCTGAGTCGTTGCGTATCTGGTGCCAGTTGTTAACCCAAACTGCGTAGGCTTTACCAGCTTCCATGTGCAAAGTAGTACCCTCGGAAATAAACACGCACTTCTTATTAGTAATGATGGGTATGTGGATGCGCGCCATGTACTCGTTGTCATCAGCGTCTTTATGAACTAGCGACTTAGCACCAGCTTTTAAACATGTAACACGCACTCTTCTTGGGTATAGACCTAGGTCTTCCATCTGTTTAACGACTGACGCAATCTCGCCCACGCACGCTTGGGTAGGGTTTTTGTGCTCCATAGAGTGCGCAATGTTGAAGAACTTAAGCGACTTATAGTTGTTGTCGTTTTTAGGGAAGTAGACCTCCATCGCCTCTCCCTCATCGTTCTGGAAAAAATCCCAACCATCTCGCCAATCACCAGTACGGGAAGTGATAGACCAACCACCAAAGCCATGATAAGCCGGTGTTTCATATTCTTCTCCTTGAATAATCTGTTGTCCTAATGGAAATACAAAATGCTTTACATCATCTACCAATTTGGCGTGGTCAAATTTTATGCAATACAATTCTTCGTAAAACATTATGCGTTCCCCGTTTCTACTAGCATGTGCAACACGTCATAAAAACCATGCTTATCCGTTGCCAAACACAAGACTGTACGCTCTCCACTTCCTTGAACATCGTGGACTTTATCAATACCAAGAAGGTACGCATCCCCAGGCTTAGCAACAAACGACCCTCTATTAGCTAATTCATGTGGCTGGAATATGTAACCGTTAGTCTGGTTTTCTATCTGACGCTTAACCGCCCTTGGCTCTGGGGTATAAAACGTAGTCGTATAGTTGCCAGGCTTTATGTAGAAATTAATTGAAGTCTTAACTTCGCTATCAGTATGCGGAGGGACCGCACCATTAATCTTTAGCAAAGATAAACAAAAGTCATTGCGGTAGCGTA